TTTTATAAAGTGTATAGGATCATCCATGCACTTTGCAATCTCTCTTACTTGATCTTCGGTGTAACTTTGTTGTAGATTTGCTTTATATAGGTTAGGGTTACCTAGATATGCTTCAGTCATTAGGATTTACCTTTTTAAAATCTTTGTCTTCTTCACTTTCAATATCTTTATTTTTATTCTTTAACATTTTATGTAACTCTGCTGAAGAACCAACAAATAATGCTTGTTTAATATTTGTAGATGTTTTATTTGGAACGTCTTTTAGATTTTTTAATTTACCTTGCAAGTCTTGTAACTTATCAACTGTGTCAGCAACTTGTTTAATTAAGTTACCTGCAACTTCGTATGCTCTAGGGTGTTGACTTTCGTTTGCAATATCAAGTATGCCTTGAATTGCGTCTTGGCCTCGTTCTATAAGATTGTAATAGTTTTCTCTACTATACTTGTAATCATTGTCCACATCTTCTTTATTTTTATCTTCTAACCTAGGTACAGGAGGTGTATATTCTTTTTTGACAACAGCTTTAGTTAGTATTTTCTCGTTAGAGATACCAAGAGCTTCGTTTATTTTTTCATCTATAGTCATAATTAATAATTCGTTATAGTTGTTGTAAATCCAAAATCATCATCAGCGTCAGCAGTTGTCGGATTAGGAACTACAACAATTCTTTCTTCTTTTTCTGCACTAGTGCCTGTGTCGTTATATAAATCTGTTTGAGCAGTTTTAATAACTTTACTAGAATATATAGGGCCATATAGATAAGTTTTTGCTGTAAAGTTTAATGTATAGTTTACAGCTCTTCTTTGTGTAAATGAACCATCATATGTATCCTGATAATCAACACTATTTAGTGTTATCGGTACATCTCTTTTTATACCCATACTTGGTATTGCATTTACTGTAACTGTATAGTCTGGTTGAAAGTATGGTAGTATTTGTTCTATAATACATAGACCATCTTCAGCAGTTGCTGTAAATGAATATAAGTTAAATGACAAATTGTAAGGTACAGGATTGTATTGATAATATTGTTTAGTTGCGTCTGAAGTATTTACATTTTTAAACTTACCAACTCTTTGTAACTTACGAGATGAGTCATAAGACAAACCAGCAATTTCAAAACCCATACGAGGTAATGACATTGCCATTTCTCTTTGATCTAAATTAGGTTGTTGTTCTAATCTTGTTAAAAACTTTTCTTTAGGCGAATATGCAAGAGGTACTTTTAATCTTTGTATTGTACCACCATCACCATCTTTTCTTACAATGATAATGTTATTGAATATTGTACCAAATGATACAACAATTTTTCTTAATGATTCGTGGTAAAATTGTTTTCCAAACATTATGTTTCATCAACCTCTCCGAAAGGGTTTCTTTCTGTAAAGTCTAATATGTCATCACCTGTACTAGCAGTATCAAACCCAGCGTCAGCATTGTACGTGGCGTTATCAGCATAATCTCTAGTTTGTGTTGCAAGATTTTTATCTTCGTGTGTTTCTGTCAATAAGAAGTTTATAGTGTTTAATGTAGTATCAGAATCCTCTAACATGATACCACCACCATCTTCTAATGTTAATTGATGTTGTAATTGGTCTATAGATAATCTATCTTCAGCAACGTCAATTTCTGGCACACCAGTGTTTAATTTTTCTGAACTATATTCAAATCTAGTTGTTTTTAATTTATAAACTGGCAAATTGCCTAATTGAAAAAATGGCTCTTGGTCTTCAACAAACTGTATTTCAAAAAAACTGTTCATTAAAGGTACATAAACTAAATCACCTTCGTTTGGTCTTCCTGTTTTGATTAATGTAGCTGTACTATCAACTTGATTTTGCCATCTACGTTTAGAAATCATAAATGTTGTATCTTCTCTAATTTCTAAACCAAATTTAGATACTAATTCTTGTTCACCTGCAAATCCTTCAGTTGTTTCAATATACATTTCTAACATATATGATTGATCAAATTTAGATAGGACATCTTCTCCTAAAACTAAATCGTGGTTAACAAGTGTTCTTGGTAAATAGTAACAATCGTGGCCGTAAATTTTTAGACCTTCTATGATTAAATCTTCGTGTAATCTTTTTTCAGAGTCATTTCCTATACCATTGCCACCTTGAAAATAATGATTAACTGGCATGGTTTTATCCTATCATATACGTTACAGGCGTTTCGTATGTGCCTCTTATTTCTTCTTCTAATTTTCTTATATCTTCTAAAGCTTCTGAAAATATTTGTTGACCATTTAGTGTTACACCACCAATCATAGTAACACCATTAAATTTTGATAGATTCGCACCCCATTGTCTTTTAAGTAATGCAGTAACATATCTTTTTAAGTATATGTCGTTATAAACGTCTGTCATAACCGTAGGGTCTAATTTTCTAAAACATTCAATAACAAGATACTCACCTACTGATATATCTGTTTTCCAATCCATATCTACAAATAATTTGTTATTGTATTGATTAAATCTAATAGGTTTTTCACCTACTAATATGTGGTCTAAAAAATCTAAATGTTTCATTACCATTTCATAATGAATAATTGAAGTAGATGAAAAATCATATAGATCATTTAATCTCATTTGATATCGTACATCAAACATATTTTGATTACCTCTATTTGATAGAGGGAATATTCTTGTAACTGCTAATACAGCTTCTGGTACTACTATGAAATTATTTTGTTCAGTCCATGCAGTAGTAACTGAATTTTTAGTAACACTTGACGCAGTATCACCTGTAGGTGATTTAATTCTATCTACGTCTGCTTGAGTTACTTGATATTTAAGGTATGTTCTTTCAACGCCATCATAATGATATTGAGCAAAATATTGTAACGCTTCATCTATTCTATCTTCAGCCTGATCGTCATCTACATTTATCTCAATGACAGGCTTGCCTAATGTTCTTAAAGCGTACTGTTTTAATTCTTCTCTTGTTGCTGGGTTGGCCATACTAATCCTTTTATACTATTTATACGATTATTAGGCGTTGCAAAGACGCAATTATGGTGTGTCTAAAAATCGGTTTAGATTAATTGATTATTAACTTGCAGAACCAACAATTGTCTTAACAGCAGATCCAGTTGAATCATTAATTACTAATGTAACAGCACTAGCAAAGTGTGAAGATGTAAGGCCTGAAATCGTGTTTGATCCAGCAGCAATTGTTTTGTTTGTCAAAGTCTGTGTAGCAGTCAGTAACGCAATATCAGCTGTATCTGATAAATCAGTTGAAGCAATAGTTATGTCTGCACTACCATCAAATGACTGACCAGCGATTGTTCTAGCCGTTGCTAATGTTGTTGCTGTGTCAGCGTTACCTGTTACATCTCCAGTAATATTACCTGTGAATGTACCAGCAATCGTACCCGTACCTGTAATTGTAGGTGACGTTAATGTTTTATTAGTTAAGGTTTGTGTTGCGTCATTTAAAGTTATATTTGACGTATTAGATAAATCTGTTGAAGCGATAGTTATATTTGCTGAACCATCAAACGATTGACCAGCAATTGTTCTAGCAGTTTCTAATGCAGTTGCCGTATCGGCATTACCTGTAACATCACCTGTTACGTTACCTGTAACATTACCTGTTAAGGCACCTTCAAATGTTCCTGCTACAAATGTTTCTGAACCAACAGTCCATTTATCATCTGTTTCGTTCCAAACTAAAGTTTTATTTGTAGATGTTCCTCGTTCAATCTCTATACCACCGTCTTGTGATGGTGTGCCTGCTTCATTACTATTTAAAGTAATAGTGTTATCAGCAAGATTTATAGTTTCTGTATTTACTGATGTTGTAGTACCACTTACTGTTAAATTACCAGAAACGGTTAAATCATTAAACGTTACATTATCTGTAGTAGATAAACTTTGATCTGTGTCGGATAAATCTGTAGCAGCAATTGTAATATTAGCACTACCATCAAATGATTGACCAGCAATTGATCTAGCAGTTGCAAGTGTAGTTGCTGTGTCAGCATTACCTGTAACGTCACCAGTAATATTACCAGTAAATGTTCCTGCGATTGCACCTGTACCTGTGATTGTAGGACTGGTTAAAGTTTTGTTTGTTAACGTTTGAGTTGATGTTAATAATACAACATCACTTGTGTTTGATAAATCTGTTGAAGCAATTGTTATATTAGCGCTACCATCAAACGATTGACCAGCAATTGTTCTAGCAGTTTCTAATGCAGTTGCCGTATCGGCATTACCTGTAACATCACCAGTAAATGTACCAGCGATAGCACCTGTACCTGTGATTGTTGGACTAGTTAAAGTTTTATTAGTTAATGTTTCAGTACCAGCCAATGTAGCAAATGAACCATCACTTAATGCACTATTAAATTGTGCTGTTGTACCAGTTAAAGTACCTTCAGATAAATCTAATGTTAAAGTGTTTGAAGCACTATCAATAGTTTTATTAGTTAATGTTTCAGTAGAACTAGCTGTAATATAAGAACCTAAATCTGATATATTAGATTCAGTAATTGTAATTGTGTTTGAAGCACTATTGATTGTTTTGTTTGTAAGTGTTTGAGAACCAGTTAATGTTGCAACAGTACTATCAATGTTTAAAGTAATTGTATCTGTTGTAGCAGTTGATGTTAATCCAGCACCACCAGCAATTGTGAAAGTATCTGTACCAACTGTGATTGTGTCTGTACCACTATCACCAGCAATTGACATATTTGAAGATATGGCAGCTGTACCAGCAGCAGTTAATCGTCCTTGAGCGTCAACTGTAAATGTTGGAATTGCAGTTGAAGAACCATAAGCACCAGCAGAAACAGCTGTGTCATCTAAATTTATTGTTAATGTGTTTGTAGCACCTGAAGTACTAATACCAGTTCCACCAGCAACTGTAAATGTTTCACTATCTAAATCAATAGCAGCTGTACCAGTATCACCAGCAACATCTAAATCTTGAGCTGTAACTTGTGAGTCAACATATGCCTTAATAGATTGTTGAGTTGCAAGTTGTGTAGCAGAGTCAGATGCCATATTGTCTTCATCTAATATAGCAGTACCTGAAACACTTGTATTTAATACAGCACTTGTTAAAGTTTTGTTTGTTAAAGTATCTGTTGTTGCTTTACCAACTAATGTGTCAGTAGCGTCTGGAAGAGTAATTGTTCTATCAGCAGTAGGGTCACCTGCTGTTAAAGTTAATTCGTTATCGTCACTTGTACTACCTTCAAATACTAAAGCATTTTGTACATCAATAGTAGTTGAGTTTACAGTAGTAGTTGTTCCTGATACTGTTAAGTTACCTGATACTGTTAAGTTATCATCAACTGTAACTGTACCACCAGCTGAATCTATAGTAAGATTTCCTGATGATGTATCTATTTCGTTATTTCCTGTTACACCGATTTGAATATTTCCTGATCCATCTCCAATAGTGTCACCACCTGCAGTAGATCCATCGTGTAA